GTAGTTGTGATGAATTGCATTCAACCAGTCAACTGGAAGTATTGCTATCGGGTGGACCAGTGGTTGGTCCCTGAAGTTATTCAGGGATATAAAATTTGGACAGGGCAAGAAAAGGTATATCAGAATGAGAAAGATTATCTAAATAGTTTGGATGATAGCACTCAATAGATGGCAAAATATAATTTTGTCCCTACATCTGCAGACGACATCGATACTTTTGGGTCCGAGTTGGACATTAAAGGTATCAAGGATGTCGTTTTTTGTTATGACTATATAACCAAGAATGTCCCTGCTGGACTTCCTAATGGCAATGTCCCCATTAATATTTCTACTGACACGGGCACTGCACTGTTTAAGATTATCCCCAACGTTGCTCAGGAGTTAGGTCAAACCTCTGAAAAAAGTGAAGGTAAAATCAAGACTGCTTTATACGAAGCACATCCAGATCTAGAAAAGTATAAGTCAATCATTGGTATTGGAAAAGGCACACGGTCTAAGACTGAAACAGTTACTGTTAGTTTCAAACCTCAGGACTTTGGTGGACTTGCTAGTGACACTAGAGAATACTCCGTCATGGAGTTTATCAAGACCACGCAAAAAGCAATCAACGAGAGGGATGATTTTTCTTTACCACTAAAAGCATATCTTAAATGCTTGACAATGTACTTTGATGGGCATTGTCCTGCAAGCAAAGTTACTGCTTTCTATAAAAAAGCGAAACCATACATTCCAAAGTTTGACAACATGATTGTTGACTTTGGTGAAATACTTTCTCCAATGTGTTTCTTGCATGATGACATATCGAAGAGAGATCCTTACAAGTATTCAAATCCAAAAGTAATTCTTCCTGCTAGGGGTAACGAACCTCTGGTAGATTTTTATTTGATTGAGGCACCACACGGTAAGGTGGGTTTCAGTGTCAAAGCATTGAAGTCTGCTGCAACCAATACAATCAAACCAAAACCTTTCATCGATGTGATTGAGGCATATGGCACACGAGGTGCTGTGACTCTCAAGTCTGAGGCAGAGAAGAGGGCATACAATACATTCAAAACTCTTGCATTTGCAAAGACTGGTTATAAAGGAATGATTGGTGTTGCTATGAAACTTGCAGCAGGTGACAATGTATTCAAGGGGAAGTATATGAATGTGATTACTAATCCTAGTAAACTCTCCTCTCTCGCCTTCAACGCAGGTGGCACCGCCACCACACCACTGATGAAGGTCATCGGACCAAACAGGGACCAGGCAGAAATCCGCACACTCATCTCCAATTTCTGCACAGAGTCTAGTAGACTACAGAAGTATGCAGGACAGACGGACTACACTCTGGAAAACCTTGCCTACGTCTGTGAAGCTCTCATTATTCAAGCAAACAAGGATGGCATTCTGGATTTCACCAACCTATTCAAGGAGTATGTTTTGAAGCAGGTTGTCTATGTCAAGATGGACATAAATAGCACGACTGGGATTCCTAGTTGCGAGGTGCTCACCTACCACAACATGAATAAATCCAACGTTGAGTTGAGGTCTAAGAATTCATTCAACGGATACCAAGACATGATTGGGATGCAACCATAATGGCAAAGAATACTCACCTAGAGCACCTGGAAGATGACATCTTCAACAACGGATACGCTGGAGCACAAAACGCTATAAACTTTCTCAAGTCTTTGCGTGACATGCTTACCACTGGTAAGGGTGGTAGTGCTGCTAAGGTAACTGTCAAGTGGGACGGTGCTCCTGCTATCATTTGCGGCACAGATCCTCAGACAGGGATGTTTTTTGTGGGGACTAAGAGTGTCTTTGCAAAGACAAATCCTAAGGCTTGTTTCTCTGACGAGCAAATTGAGTATTTTTATGGGGACCATCCAATCAAAGATAAACTGAAGCAATGCTTACGAGTTTTATCTAAACTCAATATCAAAGGAGTCATCCAAGGGGACTTGCTGTATACTGAGACACCACCTCTAGTATCGATGGGTGGTAAACAGTGCTACAAATTCAAACCCAACACCATCACATACTGTGTAGAAGCAAAGACTGGGATGGGTAAGAAAGTAGCAGCATCTACTATGGGTATTGTCTTTCACACCTCATATAGTGGACCATCTCTTCCTGAGATGAATGCTGGTTTTGGTGTGGATGTATCTAAGATGCAAGGCGTCAAAGAAGTTGCAGTCTTCTCCTCATCATTTGAGAATGTCAATGGTCTTGCTAATCTCTCCCCAACAGAGATGGCTAAGATTAACAACAGCATTCAAGTTGCTGAGCGTAACCTGGCATCTGGTCGTAACTTCTTGAATACAATTCAAAAAGAAACGGGTAGTTTTGCACACAATGCACTCTTCAAGATTTATTTCAACCAAGTAATTAAGTCTGGAAGGATTCCCTCTAGTGCATCTGCCATGGCAGCAGGGTTTATGCAGTTTGTTGAGGCACGTTATAAGGCAGAGATTGCTAAGAAGAAGACAGAGAAGGCACAGAAGCAGTGGAAGGAGCGTCAGGAGAAAGCAACCGCATACCTAAATAGTAATAAATCTGTTATGTTTTCGGCACTTAGTGGTTTCAAGAATTTGATTACCGCTAAAGAGCAGATTATAAATAAACTGAAGAAAATCGAGGGTGTTGGGACTTTTCTTGAGGATGAGAATGGGTATCGCGTGACGAGTCCAGAAGGATTTGTGGCCATCAAAGATGGCACCGCACTCAAACTTGTTGATAGACTAGAGTTTTCTAGAGCAAACTTCACCGTCGCTAAAGATTGGGGCAAATGAGATTCATTCAATTCCTTAAAGAAGCAGCAAAAACTGCAGCAGCAAAAACCAAGAAACCTGCTGCATCTACAAAAGGACAGGAGGTCCAAGATAAACATGTCGCTATTACATTTGGTCGGTTTAATCCTCCCCACGCTGGTCATGGTAAGCTATTGGATGCTGTTAAGAGCCATGCTGGAGACTCAGGCAACTACCGCATTTATCCCAGTCGAAGTCAAGACCACAAGAAGAATCCCCTCCACCCGAATGAGAAAGTAGACCACATGCGTAAGATGTTTAAGCATCACGCAGACGCTATTCAAAACTCTGAGCAACACCGTAATATCTTTGACATCCTTCGTGACCTCCATGATGAGGGACATGAGCATGTCACCATGGTCGTGGGTGATGACCGTGTGAAAGAGTTTGAAAATCTCACTCAGAAATATAACGGTAAGCATTACGACTTTAAGAGTATCAACATCAAGAGTGCTGGTGCCCGTAATGCTGATAGTGAAGACGAAGTTGAAACTCTGTCAGCATCTAAGATGCGAGCACATGCACAGAGTGGTGACCACGACTCTTTCCACAAAGGAAGTGGTGGTTACAAAGATAGTAAAAAACTGATGGCGGATGTGCTGAAAGGCATGACACCACCACCTAAGAAGACTAAGAAACCCAAGAAGGGTGAAGGTGTCCATGAAGCAACTGTTTGGGAATATGCTCCTAAACTAGACTTCGATGCCTTCCGTGACTACTATATGCTTGACCATATCTTTAAGGTCGGTGCCCTGGTGGAGCATGATGACACTGGTCTTCGTGGTAGAGTTGTCCATCGTGGCACAAACTATGTAATCTTTGAGATGCCTGATGGTAATGAGCATCGTGCATGGTTGCAACATGTATCTGAAGTCCGTGACCCATCTGATACCACTGCTAACCAAGACAATTACTCTGCTGATGATGGTAGTGGTAATGATTGGAAGGCTGGAACTGATACATATAGAGCAGCACTTCAGTCTATGACCCCAGGGCAAGACGTAAAGAAGTTTTCTGAATTCAGAAAAGCTGCTAAAACTAAATAATAAGAGAAACCGTTAGGTTAGTTAGTAACAATGACATTAGAAATGCTCGTTTCTGCTGCGTTGGCAGGATATTCCGCCAGCGAGCAGACTAAAATTCTTAAGTCCCTGGAAGAGGGCACCACTTTGCCCACCAAGCGTCTTAACGAAGGTAGAGCAAAGGTTGAGGAAGTCTTTGAGGCATGGGAGCCTACCGTTGAAGGGTATGCTGGTTTCCCTATTGACCGCGAGACTGTCCAGAAGAAAAAGGCATCCACCGATGACCGTAATGTCGGTCGCGTAGTTCAGCATGGTGGTAGCTCCTTTGTTATTACTGGTAAGAAGTCTGACGGTCGTTATATTGTTGTAGGTAAGGGCGGCGAGAAGACTGCTAAAGACCCTGCAGATATTGGTCTTCAAACCAATGAGCAGTTTAACAACTCTGTCGATATTGAAGACCTTCATGTCCAGATGCTGGAAGGTCTGAAGCAAGCTCGCAAGAATGTGGGTGCTTCTACCTGCTGGGATGGTTACAAGGCAAAGGGCACCAAGACAAAGAATGGTAAAGAAGTCCCCAACTGTGTGAAAGAAGAAGAGGTTGAAGAAGGTTATAAGCCTATCGACAAGAAAAAAGAAACTAAAATGTATCGTAGAGCAGGTAACCTGAGTCGCGATGCACTTAGCAAAGGAATGTCTACCAAGGCAGGTTCTGCAGCACAGGATAAGTCTACTAAGATTGTCTCTGCTATCTCTCGTCAGAAAGAGAAGGAGCGTTTTGCTAAGATGGGTGATGAGAAAGCTCGTGACAACTACAAGGAAGAAGTGGAAGAAGTTTCTGAGGCAGGAATGCACAGGGATGCTAAGACTGGTGAGGTTGTAAACAAGGCAGAGGTTGGTAAGACTTATTATCCCAACATGCCTAAGAGAAAGTCTTCTGTTGCTCTCCGTAAAGAAAAGGAAGCGATGAAGAAAGAAGAGGTTGAGCAGGTTGACGAGCTTTACAAGGGTAAGCATGGTCAGACTGACAAGCAGTATGCTGACTCTCGATCAGATGCTGGTAAGATGGTCTCTGGTGACTCCAAGATGAGTGGTGCTGAATACACCCATGGTCGCAGAGTCAAGGCAGCAAATCCTGGTATGCAACCTGATGTCGGTGGCAAGACCAAACCCAAGTCTCAAGGTAAGATGGACAAAGGCAGCCGTGCTGACCTCCAGTATCGTAAGGCAAATCTGAAGAAGAAAAACGAGGAGTTTATAAATAAATTATCTGCTTCTGGTCTTTTCACTGAAGCAGAGTTGAGAGCAATGGGGGAGATGGAATGAAACCCGTAGGCAATTCCGAAAGGTCTTCCTTAAAGACCAAGAAGAAAGGTAACGTTACCATTAACCCAAAAAAGGAGGACCTTATGGCTGAGAAGAAACTAGACCCAGTGGGCAAGGCAGATTCTGACATCGACAATGATGGCGATGTAGATAAGTCAGACAAGTATTTGCATATGCGTCGTAAAGTGCGTAGCAAAGCAATCAAGATGCGTGAAGCTGCACTTGATGCGCTCCGTGCAAAGCGAGTAGAAAAACCCAAAGGTCAGGGTGCGGTTGATACTGCTCCTGAAATGGAGGAAGAAACTGAAGCGCCTGCACCTAAGGTGGATGATTCTGAGGCAAAGCAGAAATCAAAGAATCGCATGAAGCAAAAGATGATGCAGATGACAATCGACCATGACCGTAAGCGTCAGGGAATGAATTGACATATATAGAGCAGACCCCTTTGTAGGTACGTGTCATGTTTTCTTTACTTCTCCCTATTGCAAGCAAAATTATTACAGAAGCAGTCGCAAAGATTCCTGATAACGAGGAATTGGGCGAGAAATTGTTTGATGTATGTATTATCATTCTTGAGAAAGCAGTCA